ACTACCTGTAGTTTATGGATCAGCATTCGTCAGCGGACCTATCACTGATGCTAAACTAAGCACAGACCAAAAGACTATGTGGTACGTTGTTGCGTTAGCAGAACATAGTGATGATCAAGGTGGCGGTGGTGGCACTTATACTTTTGATACAAGCAATATCTATTATGATGGTAAACTAGTAACCTTTTCTGGTGGTACTGCGCAAGTAGCAAGTTTGACTGTCAATAATCAAGGTACATCGCAGATCGATACCAGAGTCAATGGTAAATTATTCATTTACTTGTTTACTAATGGTAGCAGCAGTGGCGTGAATACAGGTGGTCAAAGTGCCATCACGATATTACAAGATAGCCAGATACCAGCAGCACAACGTTGGACATCTGATCATACTATGACCAATACATGTTTTGCTATCGTCAAAGTAATCTATAACACTGACGCTGGTACTACTAATCTTGGTGCTATAGCATGTAAGATCACAAATAGTTTAACTAAGCCCGGCGAATGTTTAAAAGATTACATGCTCAATACACGTTATGGTGCTGCGATACCATTAGCACGTATCGATACTGATAGTCTTGACGATCTTGACACATATAGCGATCAGAATATCACATACGTACCAGTTGGTGGTGGTAGTGCCACACAAGCACGATATCGCATCAATGGACCATTAGACACAGCAAATGATTGTTTGACTAACTTACAGGTATTAGTTGATGCTTGCGATAGTTGGTTACAATATAGCGAACTAAGTGGTAAATGGAAAGTAGTCATCAATAAACCATATGATGTTGCTCCAAATGCTGAGACATTAGGTGATCTATTCTTAGTTGATAGTAGTAATCTTGTAGGTGGTATCACGATCAATCCTGTCGATCTAAATGAGACTTATAACGAAGTAGAAGTCGCATATCCAAACAAGAATATTAAAGATCAGACTGATTTCCAAGTACTAGAACTCGAGGATTATCAAGCGACATTATTGAGTCCTAATGAAGCGATCAATAGATTGAACGTACAGTTGCCTGTAGTCAATGAAGCAGTACAAGCAAAATATTTAGCAGTGCGCAGATTATTACAGAGTCGCGAAGATTTGATCATCGTGTTCCGCACTGACTATAGCGGCATACAAGTATTAGCAGGTGACATCATACGTGTCACACATCCAGTATATGGTTGGACTGATAAGTTGTTCCGTGTCAGCAACGTAGCAGAAGAAAAATATAGTGACGGTACGCTTGGTGCTCAGTTAGTAGCATTTGAGTATAATGGTACGATATACAATGACAATGCTATCGAAGATTATATACCAGCATTCAATACAGGTTTGACTGATCCAAACATCATCAGTCAACCTGGAACACCAAACGTAGCATTGAATAGCGATGCTACAGGATTAGTGACAAGTTTCAATATAGAATCATGGGTACCTGATGAAGGATCTGTGATGTATATGGATTTTAACTATGGTAATACGAGCAACGTAGAAGAACATGAACGTTTGCGTACAGTAAGCACTGGTGGTGGATTACCATATGTTAATAGCGATAGCGCGAATGCTGTCTATACTACATTGGCTATAGATGTCAATGATTTACCTGCTGGTAACTATTACTTTAGTACTACAGCAAGAAATGATTTTGCTGGTAGGGTCAGTAATGCTACAGCAGGAGCATTTAACTGGGCTGGCGCGAATGTCAGAGAATATGATCCAAATACAGGTAATGGTGGTATCATAGGTAATCAGATACAACCAAATACGGTTACCGGAAATAACATCGCTACTTATACGGTCACTGGTAATAATATTGCTAATAATACTATCACTGGCAACAATATCGCAAACTATACTATCACAAGCAATAACTTAAGCAATACTGGTGCTGCTGGTAGTTATTCTTATGCTAATATTACTATTGATAATGCGGGTAGAGTCATAGCAGCAGCCAATGGTAACATAAGTGGTGGTAACGGTGTAGTCGTATTCAGTCCAGATCAACAAGTTGGTAGTGGTGGCATATTAAACGTATGGACTAGCACAAGCAGATTATCAAGCAATACTTATAATATCGTTGGTGGTAGACAATATGAAGTCAATCCAAATACTGGTGGTATCACTAGCAATACTTGGAGTCCAAGTTTACCAAATGATTACAATCCATGGTATTACAACACTTCAAGCACTACAAATGGATTTAACGCGAATAGCACCGCAATATTCAGTCCAGCAAACGCAGCATTACAAGAGATAGGAATATTTGATACTAGTAATGTTTTCACAAGCGATGGTGTTTATGGTTGGATACGTGTGATCAGCAGTGCTGTATCCGCCGATAGTTTACCAGCATTCATTGCCACTGTAGAGATGATCAGTCCAACATCACAGACTATACAGATCATAGGTGGCGCAGATTATGTTTATACAAATACAACTACATATCAATCATTCGTTGATTATAGCAGCGTGAAAAATGTGACATTGTCCGCAAATGTACCGCATTTTGAGACGATATGTTATGTACCAGAAAGTCAACCAACACCACCTAGTGGAAATATTGATATAACTGGTGTATTCGTAGCAGTCAGAAATCCAAACAGTGGAACTGATTTATACATACCAGCAAGAGCAAGGGCATTTTTCAGGAATCAATAATTTGTATTATTGAATAAATATTATATAGGAATCAAAGATCATGAGTTTACTATTAAACGGCGCGAAGACAATGACTATAGCAGGCACCGAGATGCAGGTGCTAGAAATCTATACAGGTGAAGCATATACATTACCACTTAATTTTGTTGACAGCACGGGTAATGCTGCTAATGCTAATGTTCCTAATGCTTGGATATTAGATACATCAGCAAAGTTTTATACAGTTGATACGGTGACATATCCAACACCAGATAGTGTTGATCTTGGCAATATAACATTAAATAGTCCACAACCAAATGCTAATGCTTACACATTATTAGCAGATTGGAGCAATATTGATGCTGGTACTGGATATCTATATATAGGCAACAATATAACGAACAGCGGTAATAATACACCTAATATCAACTTAGCAAATACAACTGCTAATAGTACATTAGTCATTGTTACATTGACAGTAACAAGAGAAAGCACAGCCAATAGTTCATTAGATAATATAAACAAAGAACCTATAGGTTTCATAGTAAGGTACCAATAACATGTCAGAAATCAACGCAAATATTGTCGTTGAACCGATTACACTGACTGTTTTACAACAAGATCCCGGTGTAACTGTAACGACTGATCCAATATCATTAAACATTTATGCTGCTGGAGGTACTACACCTGGCGGTAATGTAGGTGAGATTCAATATAATGCTGGTGGATTTTTAGATGGTATACCAACAGCAACATTTACTGCCGGTAACCTAAGTTTAGGAAATATAGCAAATCTAAAAATAGTTGGTGGTACTAATGGTTACTTTTTACAAACTGATGGAAGTGGCAATCTAACATTTGTACCAGGTACAGCAAATATCACAGGTAATGGTACTAGTGCTGGTTCTAATAATCAAATACAGTTAAGTGATGGAACTGGTAACTTTAAGGCAGCGACTGGTTTTAGTTTAGATACAGCGAGCAATGTTTTTAATGCTCCTGGTGATGCCAATATAGTAGGAAATCTATCAGCAAACATTGTTATCGGTAACAGTGCTAATATTGTTGGTAATATTAATGCTGGTAATGGTATTTTTGGTAATGTGACTGTCAACACAGTATTAAATGGTAATATAGGTAACTTTACAGGAAACCTAATATCTACTGGTACAACAAAGATACAACAAGCATTAGAAAAAATCACTGCTAATACTACTGCTGCTACTGGAACTATAAACTTTGATGTATTAAATCAAGCCATATTGTTTAATACTAGCAATGCTAGCGCAAACTTTACATTAAACATACGCGGCAATGCTACCGAAGCATTAAACAGTGTTATGTCAAGTAATCAAAGTATCACTCTACGATTTATAAACACAAACGGTAACGTAGGATATTATGCCAATGTATACCAGATAGATGGTTCTAACATTACACCAAAATGGGTAAGTAATGTAGGACCACCTAGCATAGGTACAGTAAATGGTATAGATGTTTATGATTTTGAGATTATAAAAACTGCCGCTAATACATATACTGTTTTAGGTATTCAGATAGGATATACTTAATGCCTGTAATAGGAACTTCTGGATCTTTAGCGATAGTTAAAGCATTAAATGTTGGTGCTCCAGTCAAATATTGGATCTTACAGTTAAATGATGCTGATTATCTTATTCAAAACTTAGTTATAACGGATAACAATCAGATAATATCAACATCTTATAATTCTAGCACTACAAACAAAATATATGTTATAAAAACTAACCAAGCAACTGGATTACCTATAATAACACAAGAAACAAATGTTGTAAGTCCTAAAACTTTCATGCAGGATGGTCCTATAACTATTGCTGACAATAAGGTTTTTGCTGCTCCGCATTTTGATATTCCATTCGGATTAGGAGGTAATAGTTCAGCAGGTACATTGATAACAAGCATTGATTTAAATGTACAAGATTATTACGATGATTCTGCTAATGTCTTTGGTCCTACAGGTAATTCTGTAAACTATAGAAGAGCATGGTCAATATTGGCAAATTCTGTTTCTGATTATTGGATAGCAGGTGTTATCAATGAAAGATCAAATGCTAACGCTAATCTGTTTAAAGCATATCTTACCAATTTTAACTCAAATACAAAAGTAACGACAAAAGTATTTTCAGATCCTCAACCAGCATCACAAGGTATATTCAGTCAAATGAAATATACTGATGATGGTAATATTGTTTTATTCACATCTTATGGTACTGCGAATAGCGTTAACCAGTTTACATCTGTTTACAAATATGATGTAGCGAATGGTAATATAGCATGGGAAAATAGATATCCTAGAGCAAATACTCAGCAAATAAATGGTAGCGTTATAGATGGTAAAGATGGTTATATATATGCTACATTTGCTGTAGGTTTTAATGCTAATGCTACTAATCAAGGATTATACCTATATAAGTATAATGCTAATAATGGATCTACTATATTTTCTAAAAAACTTAGCAACTCAAGTGGATTTGCTAATAGTCGTATTTCTACAAATTATACTGGTAATATTTATTTAGGGGTTTATAACGCAGGAGGAGCACCTCGATTACAATATATTATAGACCTAGATACTAACGGTAATATAAACTACCAAAGAAGTATATCTAATGTTAACGATCTTTATGGTTGTGAGTATAAAAATCAAAACTTGTATTTGATAGGTGATGCTAGAAGTCCAACTGGAAATGTTACTACTAGAAGCGCCACTTATCTTAAATTACCTGCTGATGGAACAATATTAGGTACAGGAACTTATAACGTACACGCAAATCTTTCTATCGTATATTCTAACTCAAATGTATTCACAAGCAATACAGGAAGTATTGCTACAGTATTACCAACATCATTTACTGTAGGAAATGCTATCAGTACTCCTTATATAACTTTGACACCTAGTGTAAACTCATCAATACTGACTACAACTTATATTGATATTACATAAATAGATTTATACACCTTAGACTTGCGAGATAGCATACTAAGGTCAACAACGCGAGGAAGCGGAGATGGCAAAATTTAGTCAGAACACGCTCAATCAAGTCGGTGGATTTGATGGGCAAGTCTTAGCGCAAGAATTAGTTTATAACCAGAAAGCATTCTGGAATCTATCTTGGGCTAACATCACACAATATACATCAGGATGGACTACTGGTACTACACCAGTCGATCTATCTGGTGCTACGATCACAGCGGAAATAATCAGACGCAGCATCACTGGATTCCGTGATAGCCGCACTGGTCTAGATTTCACTATCTCTGATTATCCATTAGTCAGCAAGATCACAGACATCACAGCAACGACTACAAGCACAGATATATTGACATGCGCAAGCACAGCAGAATTATTTGTCGGCATGCCAGTACAATTTCGTGGAACTGTGTTCGGTGGTGTAGCGATCAATACGACATATTATGTCAGGGAAGTACTCACAGACACGACATTCACCATTTCTGCTACACGTGGTGCTGCTCCTGATTATGATCCAGGTAGTGTGTTTGCTTTAACTACAGCAAGTGGCACTATGACTATGAATCGCATAGAAGCATTACCGATTTCATTGACAATAACTAATCGTGATGATACTGCTGGTAACTTCACATTAGTCATCGATGAAGAAACATGGGCTACTATAGGTCGCGATAGTTTACAAGTGACTTATTCAGGACTTCCTGGAGATCCTGATCTAGGAATCAACGCAAATGATCCAGCATGTTTTACCGGACGTATCAAGATAAGTTTTCCACAAGACGGAACACAGCCCGCGTATGACACAGTAGTATTTTTACTATTCTTAGTAGCAAGTGATGGAGTATACAACTAATGGCACAACAACTTACGATAACTGGATCAACCAGCAATATACAATTAACAGTAGATCAAGCAGCACAAGGATTGACTGGTGCTACAGGACCAAGTGGTGATCGTTATAGCACGACATCAGCAAACTCATTGACGATAGGAACAGGTAATCTAACATTGACTGTAGGTGCCAATCTAGCATATACAGTAGAACAAGACGTTGTGATCGCAAATGCTCCTGGCGTCAGCATGAATGGACCAGTGATTAGTTATAATGCCAATACTGGCGTGCTTGTAGCAAATATCATCACTACTTTTGGAAGTGGTACTTACACAGATTGGAAAGTCAATATCGATGGTGCTGTTGGTACACCTGGAGCAACAGGTGCTACAGGACCACAAGGCGCGACAGGACCAACTGGTGCTACAGGTCCAGTAGGTGCTACTGGTGATGTGGGACCAACAGGTCCTATAGGAGCAACTGGCGAAACAGGTGCTACTGGAGAAACTGGTGCTACTGGAGAAACTGGAGCGACAGGTCCAATAGGTGCTACAGGTCCACAGGGTGCGACAGGAGATACAGGTCCAACTGGACCAACGGGCGCTACTGGATTAACTGGTGCTACTGGTCCAACAGGAGCGACTGGACCCGAAGGAGCGACAGGTTTAACTGGCGCGACTGGTGAAACGGGTGCCACTGGTGCGACTGGTCCAGTAGCAGGATCAAACACTAATGTCATTTTCAATGATGATGGAAATAGTGCTGGTAGCAATAACTTTACATTCAATAAAACAAGTAACACACTCACGATTTTGGGTCCAATAGTTACACCAAACAATGTAACAGTTGGTAATCAAGCAAACTCAGCAGCAAATAGCATAAGCATAGGTACAAATGCTGGTAATACTGGGCAAGGTACAAATACAATCGCTATTGGTGCTAACGCAGGTGCTGTCAATCAAGGCACTGCTAGCGGTATATCAATCGCAATCGGTGCTAATGCTGGTAGCAATAGACAAGGATATTTTTCACCAGCAAATCTTATCTTAGGTGGTGCTATCGCTATAGGTGCTAATGCTGGCGCAGAATCACAAGGATTATTGAGTATTGCTATAGGAAATCTTGCTGGTCAAACTAATCAAGGTGCTAATAGCGTTGCTATAGGTCCACAATCAGGACAAAATACGCAAGCAGCAAGCGCCATTGCTATTGGATTCAATGCTGGTAGAAATAATCAAGGATTTGGATCATTCGCTTTAGGTACACAAGCAGGTGAGACAAATGCTGGTGCTAACTCAACACTAGTTGGTACACAAGCGGGTCTAGCAAACGCAGGTGTAGGCGCAGTTGTTGTTGGATTTGGTAGTGGTACTGGTGCTGGAACTAATAGCACATTGATAGGACCACAAGCAGGTGCTAATGCTGGTGGACAATCAATCGTTATAGGTCCACAAACTGGTGCTAATATCGGTAGCAATAGTATCGCTATAGGTAAAGTCGCAAATGCTGCTCCTGCTAATACTATCATCATAAATGCTACAGGTAGCAACTTAACAGTAACAGATGGTAATGCTTTTTATGTTAATCCATTACGTACTAATGTAACAGACAATGTAGCATTTTATAATAGCACATCAAAAGAAATAACATATGATACATTAGCAAATTATACAGGTAACATCAGTGGCAATGTTGGCAACTTGACATCTATAAGCAATATCGAGACTATTCAATTCGATACAACATATACTGCTGGAGCATTCAACACAGGATTAGTATATTGGGATAATGAAAAGGGTACCATAGCAATCGACATGAATGCTAGTGGTAATATCACACAACAAGTAGGCGAAGATCAATATATTTGGGTCAAAGCAAACGCAAACATGATCGCTGGTCGTGTAGCACAATTTGTTGGTGTACAAGGCGACACTATTTTAGCAGAACACGCAAACACAGAAAACGCAGGCTTCTTACCAAGATATGTGATCGGTGTGTTACCTGCTAATATTGATAGTGGTAACTTTGGTTATGTACAAACTGTAGGTGAGATTTATAATCTACAGACTAACGCATTTACAGCAGGCAGCATACTTTACCTACAAGCAAATACTGAAGGTAATCTAACAGCGACAGAACCAACTGCTCCAGATCCAAAGATCGTAATGGCAGCATGTTTAGTTCAATCAAACACACCAAG